GGCCGACCCGGTCTGCACATAGCCCGTGAGCGTGTCCGAGTGCGCATCATACCCCGCGGCCTCACCGCCGCCGAAGATGCTGCCCGCGGCGAAGCCTTCGGTGAACAGGATCTCCGCGCCGGTGCGCAGATCGACCTGGCTGACCTGCGGCTCGCGATGCCACGCCATGCGCCGGCCCTCGGTGCGGGATTTGGCTATCGCCATGTTCTCCTTGCGCGTGGTGGAAAACGCGAAGAGCGACAGCCGCGTCGCCCAGATCACCCCGTCATCGGGGCGCCATTTGACCGCATACCGCCCCTCCAGATCACTGAGCGCGTCCGGAAAGGCGAGCGCGCTGATCCAGACCAGCGCATCATCCACTGGATCATACACCGCGCCGGCCGGCTCGTAGGTGAATCCTGTCGCCTCGGAATGGATGTCGGCCGCAGACAGCTGCCAGTGCCCAGCATTCTCGACGACCGGCTGAGGCGCGCCCGGGCGTACGCGCAGCCGCTCGATGGGAATGGTGCTGGCCGTGCCGGTGTTCGACGTGCGCAGGATCCACGCCTCGCCGAGGCCGTCGCCCACGCGCCCCTGCACGATATTCTCGACATTCGTCGGCCCCGGTCCCATGCGCGGCAGGTTGGCGAGGAACTCCATGGTGTCGGCCCGCACGCAGCCATGGCCGCCGCCGAACCGGCCCGAAGCGATCAGGACATCGACAGGCCCGGTCAGGCTGAGCGCGCGCATCCAGCCCAGTGTCGTGAGTGATACGAAACCGCCGGAATTGTTGCTCAGGCTGTTGCTGCGGCGCCCGAAGCTGTCCACGACCGCCATCGCGTCGAGATCGATCTTCACGACCGGCTTGGTGTTGCTGATGCCGACTTGAGTATAGGCATACCCGTCGCCGCCGATGAAGCAGTGATCGAACCCGTAATTATTCCTGTAGAGGTTCAACGCCTCGGCCAGCGCGTCGGAAATCAGATCCTCGGGCCGGGCCTGCGCCAGCTCCTCCAGCGTGCGCAGATCGAACAGCCGAAGACCGTCCGGGGTCAGCATGAGCTGCCGCTGGCGCTGAAAGTCGGTGGCCTCGTAGCTCGTCAGCACGCTGTCGAGCGGACCACCCGGCAGGTTGGTGCTCTTGAGCGCGGGGAAGGCCTCCTGCGCGTTGAAGGTCACCTCGGCGGTGATGTTGGGGATGCGGTTGCCGAAGTTTTCCAGCGGCAGATCTTCGAACACAAGGTAGGCCAGCCCGCGAAAGGCCGGGGTCCGGCCATGGCCTTCGGTGGCCTCGATCAGCGGATCGGGCAGCTGGTCCTCGCTGCCCTCGTGAAACCGGAACTCCAGCCCGGGGATCGACACATCCGGATTGGTGCCGCGCGCGTCATGGATGAGCTTGCCATCGGCCCAGATCCGGATGAGGTCGCCGGCCGGGCCTTCGGCGAGGCCGAGCGCGAAGGAGGCGTAGTAGCCATAGGTGGTCTGGCGCTGACCACCGCCGCCGCCCTTGCCGCCCACCTTGCGGGTCTGGCGCTCCTCACGGATCCCGGGCGCCCAGATCACGTTGCCGGAGGCGCGCATCGTGCCGTAAATCAGCGGGATCGGCGCGCCCCAGGCCGAGGAGGTAACCGACAGATCTCGCAGCCGCGGGCCTTCGATATCGGGCTGGTCGGGCCCGAACAGGAGCGAGCCGACGGTCGAGCCGATCAGCCAGCCGGCCTGCCAGCCCAGCCCGAGCGCGGAGCTGCCGAGCGCGCCCGCGCCGGCGATGGCCAGCACCGCCATCAGACCACCTCTGGGATGCGCCAGGCGGCACGACGGCGCGACAGCCATGGCTCGATCAGCGGCTCCTCGAGCACGCAGCGCCGCAGCGCATGCGCGTGCAAAAGATGCGGGACACCGTGCCGCGCGGTCAGGAACCCCGCATGGCAGGGATAGCTGGTCTCGGCAAAGACCAGGATATCGCCGGGGCGCGCGTCCGCAATCGCAACCGGATCGAGATCGACCGCAAATTTCTCCAGCAACCTCGTGCCGGTCGCGCGCCGGTCGTAGCCCTGCACATCGTGATGCGGCACGCCGAGCGCATCGGCGACCACGATCAGCAACCCGATGCAATCCACGCCGGCCGGCCCGCGGCCCTGATGGCGCCAGCGCGCCCCGATCCAGCGGCGCGCCTCGGTAACGATCTCCTCAGCGCGGACTGGCTCACCGGGCATTGGGTGTCTCCGTCAGCTTGTCGGCGCCGGGCACGAAGGGATCGCCCCGGAAATTGAGCACATTGTCGAAGCGATCGATGCAGGTGGAGAGCCGCTTGTCGCAGCCCGGATAGATCTCGAACGCGTCGCCCGTCCCGACCGGGAAGGGCGGCGGGAAGGAGAGCACGAGATCGCCCGTCGCCAGATCCGAGCCGCGCACCTCGATGGCCCGGCCGCTGTTCTGCCCCGACGTGAAGATGATCACCCCGCCGGCGAACCAGTCGTCGGGCTTGCCCTCAACGTCGATCGCCGCGGTAAACGACAGCGCGTCCAGCGGTGCGGTGACGAGGCCCGGTCGCGTCCACTCCGGATCCGTGATCGCCACCCCGCAGCGCGCATCGCCGAGATCGGCGCGGCAGTCGGGCGTGTAGGGCTCGATCAGCCGCTGTGCGAGCACCTGGGACATACCGCGCAGCTCGGTGCGCCACCGGCCCTCGCTCGACAGCGTGACCTCGCCCAGCCAGCCGCGGCGCAGCCGGAGCGTGCCCTGCGACGGGTCCTGCCAGTTGACCACGAAGATCCGCACCTCGGCGCCGTCATAGAGACCGGCGCGCAGCGCGTCCGCGTCGAGACCCGCATCGTCGAGCACGCCCTCGAGATCGACATTGCCGACCGCCAGCCCCGCCTCGGAGGCCACGGCGGTGCGCGAATACCCTGCGCGGGCGCGGTAGGTCTCGCCCTCGACTTCGAGATCGCCATCGTGATCGGTGGCGCGAAACACCACCCCGTCGCGGCGGGCAAGCCGCCAGCAGGTGGCCAGCGTGAGCACATCGCCCTCGAGATGCGCAGCCAGTTCGGGGGAGACCGTCTTCATGACATCACCTTCATTCGCGGATCTCCACCACGGTGATGCGGCCCCATTGCTGCATCTCGAAGGTCTCGACGGTGAGATCGGCGGCATCGGTGTCGAACCGCGCCGGCACGTCGAACTCGAAATCCGCTGTGATCTCTGTTCCCGCGTCGGGCGCACTCGAGAAGGTCACTACTCCGGTGGCGTGATCGATCGACACGCCATTGGTCACTTCTGTATTGTCCCGGTAAACGGTCAGGGTTCCGGCGACCGGCCTGGTGATCCGGCGTTCGTGCACCGCGCCGCCGCTGTCATAGCGCCGGACAAGCTGGAACGCGGTCCGTTCCCCGTCGCCAACTCCGAGCAGCTGGCCGGCCGCCCGGAAATCCGTCCAGTCCCTGAAGCGAAACCCGTGCGCGCGGCCGCGCCGGGCGTAGAAGAAGGCGAGGAATGCCGCGACGTCGGCGCGCGAGCGGATGCCCGTCGAGACGTTCCATTCGCCGCGCGAGCGCTGCCACTGCGCCACGCGCTGCTCGCGCCCGCTCTGCGTGGCGGTAATAGCGGTCAGGAACCGCGGCCCGCCACTGGCCCCGTAGGCGATGGTGGCCGGAAACTGCACATCATGAAAGTCGGTCATGGATTGCCTTATCTACTGGCACTACCGATTGCGCCGTGCCCGGGCGATGGCGCGGCTCATCTCGGCCGTGATCTGGCCCTGCGAGCGCCGGAAACTGTCGGCATCGGGCGTGGTGATGGTCATGTTGACGGTGACACCGCCGCCGCGGTCGCCACCACCACCACGCTGTCCCTCGGCCACCTCGCGGCGGGACAGGACCCGCTCGCCGCGCTGCAGGATTGCGGGGACCTCTTCCGGCTGGAGCCCGACCATGCCGCCCGCGTGCAGTCGGGGTGCCCCGGCGAAGGCCATGGCGGGCACCTGCCGCTGCGGCAGCGCCGAGACACCGATCACGCCACCGGAATGCGCCACCGCCGCGGTAAGGCTACCTCCGAGACCGCCGCCGATACCGCCAAGCGCGCCGCCCAGCCAATTGGCGAGGGGGCCGAGCACCGCCGAGCGCAGCGCGATGCGGGTGATGTCCTCCAGGATTGAGTTCGCCAGATCGCGGAAATCCACCTTGCCCTTCGTGACCAGCGTCAGAAGCGCGTCCTCGGCGCCGCGAAACGCGCTGACCAGCGCGTCGCCGATCTGCCGGCCGGTTTGCATCGCGCTGTCGGCATAGCCCTGCAGACTGTCTGAGACGGCATCCCAGCCCCGCGCCGCCGTCTCGCCCGCCGCCGCGATCGCGTTGCCGGCGGTCGTCGCGGCCTCGGCAGCACGACCAGCCGCGCCGCCAGTACCGCTGCCACCCGCTGCACCATCCTTGCCGGCACCAGAGACACCGTCGAAGGCGTCCCCGATCCCGGCGACGGAGTCCGCTGACGCATCGGCCGCCTCCGAGGTGCGAGCCAGCACCTCGCGGATCGCCTCGACCGACTCCAGCGGCCCGGTTGCTGCCCCGCGCAGTTCCTCGGCCACGCCGCGCAGGGCGTCCTGCGTGGCGCGCGCCTCCTCGGCATAGGCCCCCAGCCCGAGATCGGGGATCTGGTAGTCGCGCTCGAAGGCTTGCGTGAACGCCTCCGCCGCCCGGCCGCCGGCATCACGCGCCGCGCCCGCGAACCTGTTCTCGAGGTCCCCGAGGCTGACATCGTCCAGCGCCCCGATGCGCAGCCCGCCGTCGCCCACGGCCCATGCCGGCAATGCGGCAAGCATCTTGTTGATCCCCGCGATGAAGCGGTTCACGCGTCCGATAACGGCATTCAGCAACCGCTCCACGCCGCGCACCATGGCATTGGCCGCACCGGTCACCACCTCGCCCAGAACTGCCGGCAGATCGGACCAGATCGTGCGGATCGCCGCGAACGCCCCGCGCCAGGTGTTGATGATCAGCGACGCGCCGCGTGCCACCGCATCCAGGCTGGCCTGCACGCCGTCTGCCACGCTGGCGCGGATCCCGGCCCAGGCGGCCGCCACCGTCGCCCCGAGCGCCCGCGCGCCGGTGCCCATGCGGTCCCAGACCTCCGACGCCACGCCAACCATGAGATCGAGGGCGTCGGAGAAACTCCCCGCCGCCGCGACCAGCCGGCCGAAGCGCAGGATCAGCTCCTGCGCGCCAATCACCAGCGCCACGAAGGGCAGCCGTATGAGCGCCCCGCGCAGCAGCGCCAGCGC